ACATGAATAGAGACTTGCCGACACCTGTACCAGCGAGCGCGACATTAAGAGTCTTGTTAGGTAAACCACCTTTTGTGATTTTGTTAAAGTATTCGAGATCAAAGGGAATCTTGTCTTCTTTCTTGTGGTAGTATTCATACCTTTCTTCGTAGTTTTGTAAGTAATCATGTCCAATGTTATTGTCAAAAGATACTGCCAGAGCATCAGATAAAATGCTCGGAATTGCATCACGATTCTTTTTATCATCTTGCCCATCAGCAATACCGATAGATTCCATCAGAGCAAGATAAATCGCACGGTCACGACACCACTTTTCAGTAGTGTCTAACAACCATTGATGATCTACAGGAGAGTCATTGAAAGAATTGCAAATACTTCTTGTTTCTTTAATCTCACTCTCGTTTAGATCTGTTCTGTTCTCAACCTCAATATTTAGTGCTTCTGTTGTAATCGCAGAACCATATTTCACAATGAACTTAGCAATCTCCTCAAAGATTACTTTCTCAGTTCTCTGCTCAAAATAAGTCGGTTCAATAAATGGAATAACCTTACGAGAGTATTCCTCATTGTGTATCAAATTTCTGAGAATAGTAGTCTCAATTCTTTCCATCATTTATAATGCAAATATGTGCTTAGAAGATACTTGGATCCACTAATAGGTGGTTTGCCTCTATGAGGGAACATCCATAGAGGGGGGAAAATAACTAAAGTTCCTTTCTTTGGTTTAATAATTAAATCGTCAAACTCTGTCTCTCCACCTTCATCAACATCATTCAAATACCAAAAGAAAGATAAAAATCTTCTGGCAGTTGGATGATCTTTGACATCAACGTGAGTATCAAAACGATCTTCACCTCCAGTATTATACCTCTTTATGCGAAATTCTTCAAATGCATGAGATTCGGGAAATACATCCTTGTGAACGTATTTGTAATACTCATCTCGATGTTTAAAAACAGTTTGTATGAGTTGATTGTGAATTACCTTTTTTTCTTCTTTATTTCTGGTAAGATTTAATTGAGTAAAATTTGGTTTACCTCCCCGATCAATAACTTCATGCTTATCAGAATTTGAATCAAAGAAAGAAACCAAACTATCACATAATGTTGCACTTAAAGAATTCTCATGAATTACAATTAAATCATTTAACTTAACCATAACTGAATTCTTCTTTTGCAATAGAATCCAGTTTTTCCATTACTTCTGGTGTGAAATAAGTTTCGGGGTCTTTGAGTATAGCTTTAGCATAGACTTTTTTGCCGTCAATCTCATAGCGTCCTGCGACGTTCTTCCAGAGACCGCCAATCTCACCGAGTTCAAGAAGACCGTAATAACGATCAAGACCACGCTCATCGTAATACAAACGTATCTCCACATCTTTGTTCTCCTTACTTAAACGCGACTTAGCAGTCTTTGCCTTGATAATGTTTCCGACAATTTCTGTTCCGTCTTTTTCTTTTTTCTTGCTGAGATATATGATGGTACTGGCAGCATACTTAAGACCAGAACCACCGCCCATCTCTTTAGTAGGAACATAAGAACCGATGACATCATAAGTGTGGTTAGTAACAATCATAGGAATGTTTGCCTGACCCAACTTAAGAGTGAGCATACGGAAAGCACCTTTGATAAGTTGGGATTTAGTCATATCCCGAACTTGCTTATCGTTCAATGCATCAGTAATCTCTTTCTCAGTGGAAAGCATACCCAAAGAGTCTAATACAAACATGCAAGGTTTGCGTTCTCCTTCAGGTTTTTTTAAGTAAATATCTACTGCCTTAAGTGCTTTGCCACGAAACTCCTCAACAGTAACAACATTTACCACTACAAGGCGTGAAGTATCAATAGCCCTAGATTCAAGTAATGACTTGGTGATAGCTGCCTCAGTATCAAAGTAGAGACAATAACCATCGGGGTTAGTATCAAGAAAATTCTTAACCACAGCGAGAGAGAAGAAAGTCTTTCCAGTAGAAGACTCTCCAGCAATAGCAGTAATCTTATTGCCAGATACACCACCAAATACACTACCTGAAACCAGTGCATTAAAAATGTACGAACCTGTGTCAACATAAGTTTCAGTTTCATCAATCTCTGATGCTAGTTTGGTGTATTCATTTCCAATCTCTTTTACAATGTCTTTGAGAAAATCCATTATGCAAAAAATAATTCTAAGTTTACAGTTTTTTCAACACTCCACCCAATCGCATCAAGAATAGATTTAAGTGGTTCTACAAAACTCTTTTCAAATTGTAGGTCATAATCAATATATTTGTCAAGACTGAGTTCTGTAGGAAAGTCTTGAATGAATGAAATCACATTCTCTTGTATAATATTCGGTTTTTTTAGATAAAGAAACTTAATCTTTTCACCATTATTAATAAGTGAATATTTATTTGTCAGTTTCTTCTCCTTGATATAATGATTAAAGAGAAGTGCTCCACGACAGTGAATAGGAGTTCCCTTCACATAAATGTCAGAATGAGACTTATACTTTACAACATCAGACACTGAACGTGGAAATGCAATTTCTTCTGGAGGAAGCTTTTTAAATTCAGTTCGGCACTTATCAATGTATTCGATTACATCCTCTTCAGTGCCATTCATCATCAATTTAAGACCATCTTTAATCATCTGACGACATGGGGCAGGAGTAGAAGACTTCACTGCCTCAATACCCATCATCTTCAGTTTGGGTTCGTTATATTGAACACCCTCACTGTTCCATACGTTGAGAATATATCGCTTCTTCGCAGTCCAGATGCCACGTTCAGCGATATTCTCACGCTTCATAATCATCTTTTGTTCATATGCCTGAACGTAATCCGCAAGTTCCTGATAAGAATGTTCGATGAATGGTTCCAACTTGTCTTGGCAGATCTTGTCAAGTAACTGAACAACCTTTGTTTTATCGTCAGACTGACGACTAAGAAATTTATCAACAAGAGGTCCCATATTAAGATAGATTGAGTCAGTGTCAGATGCGATGACATAATCGACTTCCTCTGTTTGCAAAATCTTATTTAGAAAACCATTCATCTTATTCTCAATCCAACGGATCGAAACTTGACCCGAGAGAGTGATTGCCTCAGCGTTTGCAAGTTTATAATACCTAAAATACTGGTTACCAATCGCACCATAAGCAGAGTTAAGTTGGATCTTACGTGCCATCTGAATGTTATTACATCTGGCAATCTCTTTTTCCAACTCTTTAGTTTTCTTCTTCTCATACTCTTGCTTTGCAGCAAGCATCTTCTTTTTATAGATGGTGCGATCCTTATAGATCTTTTCCATCAATTCTGGAAGGAATCCACGCACATCCTTACGGAACATTGCACCATTGGCACATACCGTATTGTCTTTATACATCTCAAATGTCAATTCCTCATTAAGGATCTTATCAACTGTAACCGTTGGGTGACGGGTATCCCTAAGCGTCTCTGGCGAGATGTTGTACTGCATAATAAGGTGAGGGTAGAGACTATTAAGGTCAAAAGACACAACCCAATCATACTTTCCAGGAATCGGTTCCTTGACATAAGCGCCTGCGTATTTAGAATCTTTGTCAGAACGTTCTTTGGGCGGAATTACAATATTCCTTTTCTTTAGATAGTTGTAAATAATTGCATCCCACATACGAACCTGAAAAAACACATCCGTATAATTTACCTTAGCATCATATGCCATGGTAATTGCAAGTTCGATAAGTTTCATCTTGTCTTCCATACGGTCAACAAGTTCCACGTCAATGATGTTGTATTCCACAAACTTTTGCCACCCTTTAGTATAGAAGTCTTTGAAAGTATCAAACTCAGAGTGATCTAGTTTCTTCTGCCCAAGTTCTACACTCGCAATATAATCCAGACGATAGGATTCCTGCGCTTTATAAGTGAACTTCTTATAAAGATTTAGGTAATCAAGTTGTGTAACACCACCAACATCATAAGAAATGTGTTTTCTTCCAGCAATAAAAGTCTCCCGTTCTGTCACTAGACCCCAAGGTGACATACGCTTCATTAATTTCTCGCCCAGAATGCGATCAATACGACGAACAAGATATGGAATATCATACAGTTCACTATTCCACCCAGTGATAACTTCTGGGGTATTTTCCTCAATCATCCACCAACTAATAAAGTCATTCAGAAGTTCATATTCTGTTCTGAATCCTTTATAGATCACATTCTTCTGCTTATTATTAAAAGATCCACGACCCCAGGTACGGATCTGTTTAGTTGCATAGTCTTGAATGGTAATCAACAAAACTTCTTCTGCAGCAGACTCTACATCAGGAAATCCATTCTCTGATGCAACCTCAATATCAAGGGTGGCAATCTTAACCTTACTAGTATCAAACTTAATCTCTTCTTCGGGATACATCTCAGAAATATACTGATAGATGTATCGATCATTGCCATAGATCTTGAAGTTTTCTACACCATCATACTTCTTGATAAAGTCTCTACAGTCACGAACAGTGCCCGGTTCTACAGATTCAACATACTCACCCTCTAGGGTCTTGTATTTTGTTTCCTTATTAGAAGGAACAAATAATGTTGGATAAAACTTTTCTCTGGTTGCAAAGTGCTTCCCATTCTCATAACCCCTCACCAGAAAGTGATCCCCGACCATCTGAACATTGGTGTAAAATCTCATTATGCAGTCTCTGGTGTCGAATGTGAGTTTCGTATTTTTCAGTATGTATTATAGCATCCTTTTCCCAAAACTGCTCATAGGCAGAAATAAACATTGAGAAGTAATGCCAATGATTTTTGGGAGTATACTGTGGTGAAAGGCAGATGAAAATATGATTGAAATCATAATCTTCAAATACGTAATCTTCTCTCTCCAAATTTTGATAGTTTCCAATCAATTCTTGATTGTATCGATTCCTCAATTTATTTCCACTATTTTTATTACCAATCCAAGTAAAAGAATTTAATTTATCTTTACTCATTAACCATGCACCCCAGTTTCCCTCATGAACTCGGTCGTGTCTTACTATTTCATAGTATTCTTTTTTTAAAGCCTCATCATATGGCATGTCTAGAGAATAGTCTCCACCAAAGACATCATCATGATGATCTATATTAATCAAATCAATATTAGTAAAACCATCTATACTAAAAAGTATAGAATCATGTTCATATCCAAAAGAAACACTATCACAATTTTTTAATGCCTTTAAAAAAGTTTTATAACAATATAAAAGATTTGCTTGATTGATTTCAAAATGACTCTCTTTAAAAGAAACATTATCAAATAACTGTTCCCATCTCAAAGATGCATTATCATCAAAATGAATACCATTATACACTTCTATAGATGGTTCCATTATGTAATCTAAATCAATGCTTAAAACTTTCATACTTATCAACTAAATTTTTTTTCGGTTCTGCGATTGTAAGTATCTTATCAGAATGAATCATAAATTCTTCTTGATCAGTATATTCACCAAACCAACTAACTAAATTTTCACCGTCTATTAAGAGTGGTTTATTTAATCTACAGTCAGGTTCACCCAACTCAGATCCAACTTCATCAATCTGCGATAAAAGAATCTGTTTGTTCGTTAATACTATTAGTTTCAGATTTGTCATTTCTTTCCAAATACATCGTTTTAATTTCGTCTATTGGTTCAACCACAGTGACAATCCAATCTGGTCTTACCGGAACTTGTTTATCTTTTGAGAAAACAATCCAAGGGATCAAAGATAATTGAACATCATTGTGACCGCCAGAATCTTCAGTAAGAACTATTTGATCAATATATTCAATTCTATGAGGATCTTCAAAAAGATATCCAACAATAGTTTCTTCAGAGATAAGTTCTTTAATGTCAGCAATGACATTTTCCCCAGATTTCAATAAAGCAATTTTTACACTCATTGTAGTTCCAATCCTATTATAATTATAACAATAAAAAAGGGAGGCGTCAACTGGATTGTGCCAGTTACCTCCCCGTCTGCGCCGACGATATTCAGTTTTATTTATTCAGGATGTATCAGGGTAGAACGGCGGCGAGCGTTCCCCCAAAGAAAAGAGTCATTGCTGTTCCCAGTGTTAAGGTGGCGGTGGTAAAGTTCATCGTCCCTCCATAGGTCTAAATTATATAGTCATTATGTATCATAGTGATACAAAAGTCTGTCACAACCGCTACTGATTTCTACTCAATTGTATTGATTTAAAGATAGTCTTTACGTTGATGGTGTTCTGGAACAATCTTACCTAGTTGAATAACTAAGAGCCCATCCTCAAATTCAACTGATCTAACTTCCGTTTCATCTGATAAGGTCCATGCTCTTGTGAAAGATCGTTGAGCCATTCCTCTGTGGAGATACTCTGTTCCAGATTCTTTATCTTCTTTTTGTCCTTCGACAAAAAGTTTACCGTCTTGTGTATAGACATTGACTTCTGCCTTTTTAAATCCTGCTAGTGCGATTTCAAGCCTCGACTCTACGTTGCTGACTTGAACCAGATTATATGGCGGATAATTCGATGTGGTTTCGTGGAGTTTAAACACACGATCGAAGTATTCGTCGAGACCAATACTGTTTCTATTTATACGGTCTAGCAGGGCAGGAAGATCCGCTGCGGTATAACGCATGAGATTTGTCATTTTTCTTAGCTCCTTGTAAAAGCGAGTTTGTGTTGTGTGGACCCTTACGGCATCCACTACTAATTATACAAGAAAGCATAAAAAAGGGAGTGTTGAACTCCCTACAAAATCATTCGGTTTCTTCTACACGCTTCTTCTTGGAACCAATGTTGTATTTGGTTTCTAAAATCCAATCACCTTTATCCTTATAAGCAAGAACCTTGATTTGATTCAAGGGAGCAATATCCTGAATCTTGGTGACATCCACAATACCAATCAATCCCCAATCAGCAAGCAACTGAGCAATACGATTACGTCGTTGAACATCGTTCTGTGTCAGATTTGCATGTTTACCATCTAATGCAAAAAGTTCTTTAAAATGAACTAAAAAATATCTACCTTGCTTGTGTAGAATATGACAACTCTGATAGATCTTTTTCTCCTTTCTGGATGCAACTCCGATTCTTGTAAGTGTTTCACGCACTTTCAAGAAATCATCAGGTTCACTCAGAACCACTTCTACCATTTGGTCCGGAGACC